CTTAAACCACAGGCACTACGTGCTGCAAAAGAAAGACGCAAACATTTAATTAACAAACTGGTTATAGAAGATGCTACCCACAGTCCTAAAGACTGGGAAGACTTCTGGTATAACGAGGATAAATAGTACGTAGCTAGTAATTTGACATGTCTGCTAAGTGGTATAAGGAACAACCTTCTAATAGAAATTTCTTAAATCCAATTGGTTTTCTCCTTAAACTAGAGAAGTTTGAGGGGGTAGACTTCTTTTGTCAAACTGGAAACGTACCAGACATCACAATGCCTACAACACAGGTAGCAAGTCCTTTTAGGAGTTTGCCTGTATATCCTGGTGGAGGAGTAGAGTTTGGTGATTTCTCTGTACGTTTTATTGTTGACGAAGATTTAAAAAATTATTATAGCATACATTCATGGATGCGTGACGTAGGTAATGCAGATCAGATGCAAAGAGAGATAACAGAATCCGAGATCTATACAGATGGTCAACTACACATCGTCACTTCTCAATACAATCCAGCATTCATTGTAGATTTTAAAAACCTATTTCCTATTGGGTTAAGCAATCTACAGTTCGATGCCACAATGTCTGATGTAGAATACATTACTGCAGAGGTGACATTCAAGCATCAACAATTCTTTATTCGTGATAAAAACTTAAAATCTTTATGAAATTTGGTGACCTTCTTAATAAATTTGACAAACTAAAAGAAGACTGGGCAGAAGATTCTGCAGTTGACTTTCAATTCAAGAACAAACAATATACCGCAGATCTGGGACAACTTGCATTAGACATCCCTTTTCAGCATAATAAATACTTAAACCATTACAGTGACATTCAAGCAGTTAAAACTTCCTTGGAGTTTGAGGTTCGTAGACTGGTAAGAGAGAAGCGTGAGTATTACTCTGGCGAGGCAGACGCTAAGACATACGCCGCTAAACCATTTGGAACTTCAATTAAGACTACAGAAAAAATGAAGGTTTATCTGGAAAGTGATGAGGAAATTATTAATCTAGAAGCTAAGATCAAATATCTAGACCAGATGTTGTACTGGTTAGATCAAGTCATGCGTCAAATTAGTAATAGAGGTTTCCAAATCAAGAGTGCCATTGAGTGGGAGAAATTTGTAAATGGACAATGACTACTACTCTCAGCATCAAAAAGAAGAACGAAGTCTACATCACTATTCAATCTGCTCAGGAGCATGTTCATCGTGAGTTGTCAGATTATTTTTCGTTTGAAGTTCCAGAAGCAAAGTATTTAAAGAAGAACCCTCGATACAAATATTGGGATGGAACTATACGTCTGTACTCACCAGGTACAGGCGAACTTTATCATGGTTTGGTGCATCACCTTGAGACGTGGGCATTTGAGAGGCAATATAATATTGAATACGACAAGAATGATTGGTATGGAGATATTACAGATGACAATAAGTTTGTATCTCCAGCAGGTGTCAAACACTTCATGGATAAGGTGTGCAATATAAAACCCCGTCCTTACCAGTATCAGGCAGTATACGAGGCTTTAAAAAATAATCGTAAGTTACTTCTTTCTCCTACGGGATCTGGGAAATCTCTTATGATCTACTCCATAGTCAGATACTATTGCGCCACCGCAAAGAAGATACTTATAGTCGTCCCAACTACATCCCTCGTTGAGCAGATGGTCAATGATTTTATTTCTTACGGGTGGAATGCTGACGACTTTGTTCATAAGATTTACTCTGGTAAAGATAAGAATACTGATAAACCAATTATTATTTCGACTTGGCAATCTATCTACAAATTTCCTAAGAGATATTTTGATGACATAGACTGTGTGATTGGAGATGAGGCTCATCTCTTTAAGTCTAAGTCATTGACAGGCATCATGACCAAGCTTCACAATGCCAAGTATAGATTTGGTTTTACAGGTACATTAGACGGAAGTAAAACTCATAAATGGGTACTAGAAGGACTGTTTGGTGATTGCTCACAAGTAACAAAAACTGATTCATTGATTAACGAGGGGTATCTTTCTAAATTTAGAATCAAAGTACTGCTATGTAAACATGCTCCACAACATTTTGAAACATATCATGATGAGATGGATTATCTAGTTGAACATCGTGGTAGAAATAACCTCATCAAGAATCTAGTTAATGATATAGAAGGTAATACTCTTGTGCTCTTCAATTATATAGAGAAGCACGGAGAACCACTTTATGAACTAATAAATAGCACCATAGACCCCAAGCGAAAACTCTTTTTCGTTCATGGTGGTACTGACGTAGAAGACCGCGAAGAAGTTCGACAGATTACAGAAACAGAACAAAATGCTATCATCGTTGCCAGTTACGGCACCTTCTCAACTGGAATTAACATTAAACGTCTTCACAACATTATCTTTGCATCACCAAGTAAATCACGCATTCGGAACCTCCAGTCCATTGGAAGAGTGCTCAGGAAAGGTGAAGGTAAAGAAATAGCAACCCTATACGACATCGCTGACGACATTGGTGGTCAGAATTATACACTCAAACATTTGAATGAGAGAGTTACCATTTATAATGAAGAGAACTTTAAGTATGAGGTTATTAAAGTAAACCTTAGAGCAAACTAATATGGAAGAAGAATTCTATGCTACATTAAAACTAGTCTCTGGTGAAGAAATCATCGCTAAGATGTGCTATCTAACTGAAGAAGATAGGATTTTATTGGATAGACCTCTCTGTGTTGAAAACGCAAAACAAAGAAAAGGTCAGTTAGAAGTTACAGGATTTCATTTAAGAGAATGGATGAATGCTTCTCTTGAAGAAGAATTTATTATACCTAAAGATAAAGTTATTACTATTAGTGAAATTGAAGGTGACATTGTTGATTTCTATAATCAAACCTTACAGAGACTAGATAGTGGTAAAGCATTGGCGGGTAGAGGAAAGAAGTTACCTCGTGAATCTGGATATGTTGGATCCGTAAAAGAAATGAAAAAGACTCTTGAGGGGATCTTTAAGAGAAGCTAATAGCTACATCCCTTCTGAACCCTTGACAGAGTTATCCTACTCAGGTTTTGAGGATTTGTCAACCCCCTTAACAAAACCCTTTACAAAATCATGACACAATGCTATACTATGTACATGATTTAAAAGCAACCTAAGTGGCGTACACCGTAATGGCTAAAAGAAAACAAACAGAGTACTACGTAAATAACAAAGAGTTCTTAGCAGCCATTGTTGAGTATCGTAACAAAGTGCATAATGCAAAGGAACTATCAGAAGATAGACCTCGTGTTACGAATTACCTTGGCGAGTGTTTTCTTAAAATTGCTACACATTTATCATACAAACCAAACTTTGTCAACTACATGTTCCGTGAGGACATGATCTGTGATGGCATTGAAAACTGCCTTCAATATATCGACAACTTTGATCCTGAAAAATCAAAGAATCCTTTTGCTTATTTCACTCAGATCATTTACTATGCATTCTTGCGTAGGATCCAGAAGGAGAAGAAGCAACTAGAGATCAAAGGCAAGATCCTAGAGCGATCTGGATATGATGAGGTAATGCACACCGATTCTTATACTGGAGACATGCAAGGAATGAATGCTTCTTATTCTGATATGGGAAGTATTAAAGAGAACATTGAAACCCGAATGAACCGATGAGTGGAGACTATGAATCCTATGTATGGTATGAAACATCCCATGGACGATTTCGTATCGAGAAGAAATGCACTAGAACGTGGACTAGCTACTGTGAGAAAGGCAAGGAACTCCTCACAGCAAAGTCGCGGAAGGCTGTCATTCATCTCTCTGGATTCCACTTGGAAGGTGTCGCAACCAACTGGACAAATTCTAGAATCTCTATTAAGAAATCATGAAGATCAAACCAACTGAAAACTATGAACAACTCTTGGCAAGATTTACCAAGAGGATTGATCAAGTGAGTAAGCAAACTCCTGCCAACACTGTTGAAGCAGAAAAACAAAAAGAACAATTAGATTACTTGCGTGGATGCAAAGATACGATAGACTATCTAATGACAGGTAAACTTCCTAATGATGGTAATCATGATGGAATGAAAAACCACAAACCAGTACGACATGGTGACCTTGGATCTCTAGATTAATGAGAACTCAAAACAAAGAAAATTATTATTACGTTTTCTGGGTGATCGCTATGATTGCCTTTATAATTCCACAAGTATTCACTGCTTATGGTATACTAAAAATCGTTGAGTATTTACAATGAAAGTAACCCAAGAACATATTGACAAACTCCAAGAGTTGTTCAACCACACTAAAATGAATGGTGATGTCAACTGGCAAGATGGAGATGAGTTGGACTTCTGCTTGGGTGGTACGTTTGCTGCTGATAAGTTCGTTTCTATTATTAATAGAAGAACTAATCCTAGAGGTAAACTATGAATAACTATGGACTAGAGATAGCGTTCTGGGTTATACTAGGACTCTATGCTGTATATCTCTGGGAGGAGAAAAAGAAGTGAAAATTGCACTGATTACCGATCAGCATTTAGATGGAAGAAAAGGTAGCATTCAATTCTGGAACTTCTGGCAGAAGTTTTATGATGATGTCTTTTTTCCTACATTAGAAAAAGAAGGTATTGACACTATCATTGATCTAGGTGATACGTTTGACAATAGGAAGACTATGGACTTCAATACATTCAATCGTATTACTGAAAATTACTTTGAACCGTTGAGATCTTATAATGTGCATATGCTTGTCGGCAATCATTGCACTTACTATAAAAATACCAACAAGATCAATTCTCCTGAGTTACTTCTTAACCAATATAAGAACATTAAGATATACTCAGAAGCAGAAGAGATTAAACTTGGTGGTAAAAATTTCTTAATGCTTCCTTGGATTAATAGAGAGAACCTTGATCACGTCAAGGAGTTTCTGAATAATTCTGAATCTGATATTTGTTGTGGTCATTTGGAACTCGCTGGTTTTGAGATGACTCCAGGTTTAGTTATGGATCACGGCATGGATCCTAAACTATTTCATAGATTTAATCGTGTATGGTCTGGACACTATCATCACAAATCTAAACGAGGTAATATCCAATACCTAGGCAACCCTTACCAGATGTTTTGGAATGATTATAAGGACACTCGTGGATTCCATATCTACGATACTGAAAGTGATAGACTTAAGTTTATCAGAAATCCGTATGAAATCTTTGACAAGATCACATACGATGACAGCAACTTCGACTACAACAAATACGATGTGTCTATCCATAAAGACAAGTACATCAAGATCATCGTCAACGAAAAGCAAGACTACCACATGTTTGAAACATTGGTTGATCGTCTTTACAACGTAGGTGCTCATGATGTAAAAATTGCTGAGACTCTAGTTGAAGTAGAAGGAGTAGACCAATCAGATCTAGAAACAAAAGATACCATGACACTTCTCAATGAGTATATTGATGAAGTCGAAATGACCGTAGATAAAAGTGATCTTAAGAAACTTATGAGATCACTATATATTGAAAGTTGTAACGTATCTTAAATGTTTATAGTAACCCTGAAAGAGCATCCAGATGGTGTTTACTCCATTTTTGATGCAGCAGACGATAGAGTCATTCCTATCTTTACTAACGAGGATGACGCTGAAAGGTATCTAATGATGCTACGAGATGACGATGATTATCCACCCATGCAGATTGTAAGAATGGAAGATCATGTTATAATAGACTCATGCAATGCCAGAGGACAGAAGTTCTCTATCATAACCCCTGATGATTTTTTGATTCCACCTGACGACCGAGAATGATTATTTTTAAAAAGATCCGTTGGAAGAATTTTCTTTCGACGGGCAATGTGTATAGTGAAGTTGATCTACTAGGTGCTAAGACTAATTTAATAATCGGAAGCAACGGAGCAGGTAAGAGCACCATTTTGGATGCTCTTACTTTTTCGCTGTTTGGAAAACCATTCCGTAAAATTAGTAAGGGTATGTTGGTCAATAGTATTAATGAAAAGAATGCTATGACTGAAGTAGAATTTTCTATTGGTAAAACAGAATACAAAGTTATTCGTGGTATCAAACCTAGTAAGTTTGAGATCTATGCTAACGGTCAATTGTGGAACCAAGAAAGTAACATGAATGATCAACAAAAGAATCTTGAGCAGAATGTACTTAAGATGAACTATAAGTCATTCACACAGATTGTGGTGTTGGGATCTAGTACCTTTGTTCCTTTCATGCGTTTGCCTGTACCACAGCGACGTGAAATCATTGAAGACATCCTTGACATTCAAGTATTCTCTACGATGAATCTGTTATTGAAAGACAGAGTGAAGGAGAATAATAATGAAGTTAAGGATATTGATTATCAAATTCATCTCATTGAAGAGAAGATTGAAATCCAGAAGAAGTATATGCTTGAACTGGAAAAGAAAAACAAAGAAGAGATTGTTCGCAAGCAAAATAAGATCTCTGAATTGTTAGAAGATGAAAATAAAAATACAGAAGAGATTGCTCGTCTTACTGAAGAAGTCTTAAATCATTCTAAAGAAATGGAAGAGGTGTCTTCAAGCGAGAAAAAATTAAAGAAGTTGAACACATACCTTGTGAAGATTCAACATAAATTAAATACATGTAAGAAGAACCATAAGTTCTTTGAAGACAATACATCATGTCCTACATGTACTCAAACTATTGATGAGTCTTTTAGGCAAGCAAAACTTGCCGAGGGACAAGATCAGTTAGACAATCTTAATATTGGATTGGAAGATCTCAATCATGCTATCACCTTAGAAGAAGAAAGAGAAAATGAATTCAAGAGATTATCGAAGACTGTACTCGGTCTCAACTCTGATATTACTCAAGCGAATTATCGCATCACTACAATTAGACAAACCATCCGTGATATAGAAACGGAGATCAAGGAACTTGAGAGTATCAATCCTGATAAGAAATCTGAGTTTGTTAAACTAGAAGGTCTTGTTAAAGATAAGAAAACATATAGTAAAGACCTTAGTAACTCAAAAAAAGATCGTGATGTGCTGACAACAGCAGCACAACTATTGAAAGATAACGGAATTAAGACTAGAATTATTAAGACTTATCTCCCCGCGATGAATCAACATATTAATCAATACTTACAACGTATGGACTTTTATGTCAATTTCATGCTAGATGATAACTTTCAGGAGATAATCAAATCTAGATATAGGGATGTATTTTCGTATGACAGTTTTAGTGAAGGAGAGAAGTCTCGTATTGATATCGCTCTTCTGCTTACTTGGCGTAGTATTGCTAAGCTCAAGAATTCTGTGGATACTAACTTACTCATTCTAGATGAGATCTTTGACAGTTCACTCGATCAACAAGGTGGTTCGGATCTTGGATGGATCCTCCGTAACTTCGATGATAATACTAACGTGTATGTCATCAGTCATAGAGAACAACTAGAAGGAAAGTTTGCTAGGACAATCACAGCACACAAAGAAAAGAACTATTCGGTTCTTAAGCAGACAGTTGAAGAAGTGTCCACTAACTAGTTTACAAGCATGGGTCATCGTATATACTAATAATAACAACACACGAGATACATGCCACTTCAGCAAGAAATCAGAGGAAACCTAGCAAAACTCCTCGCAACAGAAAACTTAATCGTTGAGCACAGACGTGTTAGCACTGCTAGTTTTGATGTAGACCGTAGGGTCTTGACTCTTCCTAACTGGGATCGTGCAAGTAAGATTGTATATGATATGCTTGTAGGTCATGAGGTAGGACATGCATTGTTCACACCTAATGATGATTGGACAGATCGTACTGATGCTCCTAAGGATTACGTTAACGTCATCGAAGACGCACGTATTGAAAAACTTATGAAGCGTAAGTATCCTGGTCTTAAGAAATCTTTTGCTGGTGGATACCGTGAATTAAATGACCAAGACTTCTTTGGCATTGCTAATGAAGATCTTGATTCTCTTAGTTTGATCGATCGTATCAACCTTCACTTCAAGTGTGGTGCTGATGCAATGATTCCATTCTCTATTGAAGAGAAATTATTCGTTGCTCGTACTGATCTTGCAGAGACATTTGAAGAGGTTCTTCAGATTGCTGCTGATGTATATGAGTTCTCCAAATCTCAAAAGGTTGCTGAAACTCCAGTACAAAGTTCTCCTCAAGGATCATCTGAAAATGGTTCACAGCAATCTGAAGGTCAGACTGAAACTCAAAAATCTGAAAAGGGTAATAGTCAAGAGTCTGAAACAGGAGAAGGAGAAGAAGGTCAAGGTGGTGAAGGTGATGATCAAGGGAAGGAAGAACTAGAAGACGAAGGTCTTGATTATGATGACCACACTATCGGTCAAGGTGGTGGAGATCATTCTGATCATTGTGAAACTCAACGTGCATTTGATGGTAACTCTAATGATCTTACAAATCCTCATGTTGAGAATCCTATCTACGTTGAACTACCAAAAAAATTAAAAACTGAAGACTATGTTGCTGACTGGACTGAAATCCATGATTGGATTGATAGTCAGAGAGCAGAAGCAACTAACTACAGTTACGATTTTGCAGATGAGAAGTATCGTGAATTTCGTAAGCAATCTCAAAAAGAGGTAAACTATCTTGTAAAAGAATTTGAGTGCAAGAAATCTGCTAGTGCTTATGCTCGTGCTGCTCAATCTAAAACAGGAGTATTGGATACTTCTAAACTTCACACCTATCTTTATAACGAAGACCTTTTCAAAAAAGTAACTGTTCTTCCTGATGGTAAGAACCATGGAATGATTTTCTTGCTTGATTGGTCTGGTTCTATGTCAAGAGAAATTCTTGATACTGTTAAGCAACTTATCAACTTGACTTCATTCTGTAAGAAAGTTCAGATTCCATTTGAAGTTTATGCCTTTACTAATGACTACTATCCTGTACGTCGTATTCTTAATGGACAAGTAGATAACTACTACTATTCAAATGAAGATTTCTACACTGGTTGTGAAGAAAACAAAATCTATCTTCAAAAGAATATGTTCCATTTGATGAATGTTATTTCATCACGTTCTAATGGTAAAGACTATGAGCGTATGTGTCTCAATCTTTTCCGTGAAGCAGCATACTATGTTTACTCTGTTAATTACAAGTATACTATTGGAATGGGTCTATCTGGAACTCCATTAAATGAAGCAATCGTAATGCTTAACTATATCATTCCTGAGTTTAAATCACAGAATGATCTTGAGAAAGTAAACGTATGTATTCTTACTGATGGTGAGTCTTCACAGGCATCATATGGTAGAAAGTTTTACAATGAGCATAAGGATGAGTATTACGTTCGTCCTCGTCGTCTCTGTAATGCTGTTGTTCTCCGTGATCGTCAGACTGGTAGAACATACAATGAGTTAGATGGATACAGTACAAACACCAATGTATTCATTCAGCAAGTTCGTGACAGATTCCCTTCTGTAAATGTTCTTGGTTTCCGTCTAATGCCTGCATCATGCCTTAGCAGTTTTGTTAGCAACTATGCTACACAAGAAAGGTATGAAGAAGTACAAAAGCAGTGGAGAAAAACAAAGTCTGCTGTAATTCCTTCACCTAAGGCATTCACTGCACTGTATGCTATTAATAGTAAATCACTCAATGAAGATACAGAATTCGACATTGAGTCTGGTGCTAATAAGACTGAGATTTCTAGAGCATTCAAGAAAATGCTTAAGGGTAAATCTACCAACAAAAAACTACTCAGTTCATTCGTTGAGTACGTAGCATAACCAGTTGACAAAGTGTCCACTAGGGGGTTACACCACCCCCATTATGCTTTATACTATATTCATACAACACAAAACACATCATGCCATTCGCTCCTGTTCCAGTTACAACTGAAGACCTAGTTACATACCTTACTGATAAGGTTGGTACTGAGGTTAGCACAAAGAATTTATTTGAAGCATCTGAGCACTTCAACTGCTCTCTTGCTACAGTCAAGAAAAGACTTAAAAACTATAAGCAAGGAATCGGCAAATGGAATTTGACTGTTCAAGAAAAACTTGAGCAAACTTTCAATGCACCTGCTGCTGAACCTGCAATCGAGCAGAACTTGGTTCCTCAAAAAGATGACAACTTCGTTCCCTTCGGCAACTTTGCTGATGTTAAAAAAGTTATCAAGTCTAAACTCTTTTACCCATTGTTCATCACTGGAATGTCTGGCAACGGTAAGACATTCTCTGTCGATCAAGCATGTGCTTCTCTAAATAGAGAACTAATTAGGGTAAACATCACAATTGAAACCGACGAAGACGATCTTATTGGTGGGTTTCGCCTTGTTAATGGTCAAACTGTTTGGCATAATGGTCCTGTCATCGAAGCTTTGGAGAGGGGAGCTGTTCTCCTTCTAGACGAAGTGGACTTGGCATCTAATAAGATCTTGTGTCTACAATCTGTCCTTGAAGGTAAAGGTCTCTTCCTTAAGAAGACTGGTCGTTATGTTCAACCCAAGGCGGGATTCAATATTATCGCTACTGCTAACACTAAGGGTAAAGGATCTGAGGATGGTAGGTTCATCGGTACTAACGTATTGAACGAAGCATTCCTTGAGAGATTTGCATTGACATTTGAGCAAGAGTATCCTTCACCTGTTACTGAGCAGAAGATTCTTGTTCGTGCTGCTGCATCTGTTGGTAAGCATGATGAGAAATTCTGTGAGAATCTTGCTACATGGGCAGACATCATCCGTAGAACATTCAAGGATGGTGGTATCGATGAGGTTATCTCAACTCGTAGACTCGTTCACATCATCAGGGCATATGCAATCTGGGGTGATAGAATGAAAGCAATCAAGGTTTGTGTAAACCGTTTTGATGATGAGACCAAAGAGTCATTCATCGAACTTTATGACAAAGTTGATGCTGACGTAAACACTGAGGAGGAAAATGCCTAACTCCCACACTAAGCAACTCCATGGGTATGTTCACAATCTTGCTGTTCTCGATAGCGGCAAGACTGTGAGGATCCTAGGTGGAGAAGGTTTAAAACTTTTTGTCAAAGACCTTGACGGAAACGTCGAAGAGTGCTACCATAATAATCTACGTTTTATATGGGACAATTAATGTTCAAATACAATGAAGATACTCTCCTAGGAGAGTTACGTGATTACATTACGAGTACCTACCAACAACACTATTCTGCTGGCAATGATGCCATTCAAACGTTAGACTTGATCGAAGCATGTGGTGATGCTGAAGCATTCTGTAGAAGTAACATTCTAAAGTATGCTTCACGGTATGATAAAAAAGGAACTGCACGTCGAGATATTATTAAGATTCTCCACTACGGTCTCCTACTCTTACATTTCTCTGACAAGTCCAACATTACTGAAACCTACAATCAATGAGCAAAGTTACATTATCAAAGAAGACACTTGATGTTCTCAAAAATTTCAGCACCATCAATTCGTCCATCGTATTCCGACAAGGAAGCACAGTACGCACTATTAGCAATGCAGAAAACATTCTGGCAAAATTCACTGGCGAAGAAGTGTTTCCTTCTGACTTCGCAATTTATGATCTCAGTCAGTTTCTGTGCGGTATCAGTTTGTTTAATGATCCTCAACTGGAATTTACCACTGGCGATTATGTTAACATCCGTGGGGGTCGTCAGTCTGCTAAGTACTATTTTTCAGATCCTGAGATTACGCTCAAGAGTGCTCCAGAAAAGAATGTAAACTTTCCTGGTACTGATCTTGAATTTAATCTTTCTGAAGAAGATTTGATTGCATTGCAGAAGGCATCTGCTGTATACAGTTTACCTGATCTTACATTCTTTGCTGAAGAAGGTTCAGACATTATCAAAATTATTCTCAGGGACAAAGAAAATGATACCAGTAATACTTACGATCTCACCTTGGCAGGTTGTAGTACTGGCACCTTTTCTCTTGACCTTAAGATTGAGAACATTCGTGTTCTACCAGGTGACTACAATGTTAAAGTATCTAAGCACTTGATTTCTGAGTGGACTAATGCTAACGTTGACTTAACCTATTACATCGCACTTGAACCTTGAATATATTCGTAACTGATCCCGATCCCTCTATATCTGCTAGACATCTACCTGACAAGCACATTGTCAAGATGCCTTTAGAGACATGTCAGATGCTCTCTATCGTCTGCTCAGAAAAGTGGGGTCATGGTTATGGTCAGTTGCATCGTACCAATGGTGAACCATACAAGACAGAGAAGGGTGCATTTCGCAATCATCCTTGCACTGTGTGGGCAAATGATACTTTAGAAAATGCATGGTGGTTACTCACACATGGTATTGCATTGTCTCTAGAATATACTAATCGTTATGGCAAAATTCATTCTTGTCATAAACCATTACTAGAAACAACACATCTTTTACCATCAGCAGACTACACCAAACATACACCTTTTGTATTTGCAGGTCCTGACCAGTTCAAATATGATACAATTGATATCTACACCAAGTACAAGAAGTACATTGCATCTAAACCTTGGGTAGCATCTAATTATCTCAGAATGCCTGAGCGTAAACCTGATTGGATTTTATAATGAGTAAAGAATTTTTGTGGGTCGAAAAGTATCGACCCAATAAAGTGAAAGATTGTATCCTCCCTTCAAACACAAAAGAAGTGTTTCAAGGATTTGTTGATCAAGGAGAACTTCCTAACCTACTCCTGACAGGAACTGCGGGTGTCGGTAAGACTACCATTGCCAAAGCTATGTGCGATGAAATTGGTGCGTCTTACATTGTGATCAATGGGTCTGACGAGGGTCGTTTCCTTGACACTGTAAGAAACAGAGTCCGTCAGTTTGCTACAACAGTCTCACTGACCTCTGGAGCGTCCCACAAGGTCGTCATCATTGACGAGGCAGACAACACAACCAACGATGTCCAACTCTCCTTGAGGACTGCTGTAGAGGAGTTTCACGGCAACTGCCGTTTTATCTTTACATGCAACTTCATTAATAAGATTATTGAACCGTTGCATTCTAGATGCACAGTCATTGACTTTAGGATTAAACCTGAGCAGTCAATGAAGTTACAAGGTGAGTTCTTCACCCGTCTTAAAACTATTCTGACAAATGAGAAAGTTCAGTTTGAAGACAAAGTTCTGGCGAAATTAGTCAAACGTTATTATCCTGATTGGCGTCGTCTTATTAACGAGTGTCAGCGTTATGCTGCCACAGGGTCTATTGACACTGCTATTCTCGTGGATGTTGCTGATGTTAATCTTGATACTCTTCTCAGTTCACTGAAGAAGAAAGAGTTTACTAATGTTAAGAACTGGGTCGTTCAACATATGGACAATGATCCCAGTATGGTAATGCGTAAGATCTATGACAGCATTTACAATGTACTGAAACCGTCTTCTGTTCCAGAAGCAGTCCTTATCATTGCCAAATACATGCGTGAGATTGCAATTGTTCCTGATCAAGAGATCAACATGCTTGCATGTCTCACAGAAATCATGATGAGTTGCGAGTTTAAATGAAAGAAGACATCCTACCTATCCTCATGAAATACTTTAAAGTATATCGAGGTAAAGAACAAAACTATAAAAACATCTTTCGATGTTGTGATGAGTTAGTGGAGAAATTAAATGATCCCAATTAATTTTTTTGATGATGCAATAGAATTTTTTGCATCATGTCCACCAGTGTATACATTGCCTGGTACGTGGTCTAAATGCAATGCCATTATTCCACACTATAATGCTAATCCAAATATCACTCTAGCAATCAGTCTTGCAGTGATTACGGTTATGCTTATTCTATATGGAATCTATAGAGGATTCTTTGCTAATGAAGGGTTAGAAGACCCATTTGATGATCATGACGATTAACCGACAATCAATAGGTCTCCACAATAATTTTTTCACTGAAGAACAATGGGAATGTATTAGAGTGTGTGTATCAAACGCACCTATACCCTATGACATTACTATGAAAAAAATTCCTGCTGAGATCCTTGACAAGATAGGAGAACCTACACCTCGTAAAGGTGAACCTTTAACTATACCAGAATATGACTTAAGTCAATACGGAATCCATGACTAACAAAAAAACTAAGTACATCTATAAGCATTCCATCTATGGTGGTGGACCTAATGGTGCAAATAGATCTGACTCTTATCAATTCTTTGTTGAGAGTGGCATCAAACTCCACGGTGATTCAAAGAATGATTACTTCTATTCTTGGGAATTTGCTGGTGACTCATGTTCGTGGTTTGAATTCTCACATACAGAAGAAGTAGAAATCGAACCAACAGTAACTAAACTTCCAAGTGACAATAAGTATGCCAATGGCATGAACTGGAAGAATGTAAACATCAAGGGTGCTAACTCTCGTTTACGTAAACCAAAAGCAAAGAAAGAAACTAAGAAGGCAGAACCTAAGAAGAAAACTAAGGGTCAAGAACTTTATTACTATCCACCAGTACAACCTGATGAGTCTAATTAAGTGGACAAGAGATCCTAAATTTATTCAGATGGAGCAAATGCATGAACGACTTCAAAAAGAACCTGAGAGACAATGGAAGTATATCCAGAGTCAAAACAACACCA